CACTTCCATCCCTTATCAATAAGGGTGTGAGTCTTCTGCTTGATTTGGTATCTGCAATAGGTCAGAACCTGCCACAGCTTATTGTCACAGGTCTGAACGCAATAACCAACCTTATAACAGGTCTTACAAAAGGACAGGGCAATCTATCTGCCAAAGCGGTATCAATAGCAGGGAAGATTATTTCTGCCTTTATTAAGGCATTACCGCAGATACTTTCCGCAGGTGTAAAGCTGATGGTTGCTCTGTTAAGAGGTATCACCAAAGGCTTCTCATCCATACCAAGAGCGGTTTATGCAAAAGCCAGACAAATACCGCAGAGAATAAGGAGCGGTGTAGGAAGCCTTGTAGGTGTAGGCAGAAACCTTATCGCAGGTCTGTGGAATGGTATTAGTGCCAAATTCAATTCTGTCATAGGCAGAGTTAAAGCTATGGCATCAAGACTGCCTAAAACGGTCAAGAAAGTATTAGGCATCGCATCACCATCAAAGGTATTCGCACAGATTGGTGCATACACCGGTGAGGGGTTTGTAAAAGGTCTTGAATCAATGTCCAGAGCGGTAGAGATGGCATCATTGAACCTTGTCTCAATACCAAGTGCTAATGCTATGGGCATGGGTGACTTGGCATATGAGTACGGCACAACTGCAAGTTATGAAATAAGCGTACCTCTGTATGTAAATGGGCGTGAGTTTGCAAGAGCCACAGCAGGTGATATGTCACAGGCTATAAGTACAAGAGATACAAGGCAAAGCAGATTGAGAGGTGTGAGATAAATGTACAGGTTTAGAGATACATTACCTATAGACATAAGTGAGCAGACAATCAGCGGTGACCTTGTAACTATTGAAAACCCAGAAGAGATGGGTGTAGTAGATTCTCTTGAAGTCTCCCTCTCCCCAATCCAAGAGGGTAGCGGTACACCTTCCCCCGACAACGTGCGTCCAATCAGCGGACGGACGGAAGTGGTGACGCAGAGGACGGGGAAGAATCTGCTACCGTATCCGTATTACAACGTAACAAGTGTGAATAATGGGATAACAAGAACTGTCAATTCTGATGGGTCTGTGACTTTTAACGGCACGGCAACTGCAACCTCATATTTCAACTTTTCGGCAGAGCAATCGCCAAACAACATCAAAGCGGGGAGTTATATCTTAAGCGTAAATGGGGGAGAAGCCAATCCACTCAAAGCGGGAGTAAGCGTGTCCGCAAATGTAAGAGTAGGTTCGAATAACAAATATGGTGTAAGCCTAAACGCAAGCACTCAATCTGCTAATTTCACGCCACAAGAGGATGGGGTGTTAAGGTGTTATGTGACGATAACAAACGGTACTACAGTATCCAATCTTACAATAAAGCCAATGATTCGCCTTGCATCCGACACAGACGCATCCTACGAACCATACAACGGACAAGCCTACACAACCGCACTTGGACGCACAGCATATGGCGGGACACTTGACGTAGTGAGTGGTGAGTTGGTGGTAGATAAATACTACTATGAGCCTTTAAGCAGTACGGCATGGGTGTTATATGACAGCGCAACTCTTATCGGCAAAGCGTTTAGTAGTCTTGGCATCCCTCTGCCATATGTGGAAAGGGCAGGACAGAACGTAGCAGATATAACATCGTCACATTTTGTCAAAATGACGCAAGATAATGCGGAAACTGTTGGAAACGGAATCGCAATATCCAAGTGGAGCGGAAACGATTTCTTATATTTTTCCGCAAGCGAATTTGGCAGCGACCTCAATACATTTAAATCGTACCTTGATGCACAGAGAGCAAACGGAACACCTGTGCAAGTAGTCTACGAACTTGCCACACCACAAACGTACCAACTGACACCACAACAGATAGAACTGTTGGTTGGCACAAACCATCTGTGGAGTGATGGGGGGATAAGCGTAGTATGGCACAAGGATTTGACCAAAGGACGCATCCTACCAACTGAAGCGGTTTCGATCAATGGTCAGTATATCGAGAACGTGTTGGATGGTTACCGCACTCTATACACAAAAGGCAGAGAGTCGTTGGCTGTTGAACTTGAAACATATTCCGTTGGGGCTACCGATGGAGAAACTTTCAAGTACAGGCGATACCCTGCCAGAACTCTTACAATAGGCTTTCAGCTTATTGCCAAGACACCAGAAGATTTCAGAGATAGCTTCAACCAATTGAACAACATCCTGTCAATAGATGAAGCTGACTTCATCTTTAATGATGAACCAGATAAATTCTTTGCAGGTGTTCCAATCTTTAAAGCAGAGGTTGAAGCGGGTCAATTGTCGGTCAAAGGCGAGTGGGATATATATTGCGCATATCCGTACAAAAGAAGCATAGACCCAATAACATTGACTATGGATGATGCTGAAGTCACAGACACATCTGCGACGTGGGCAATCGAGTATAAGGGCGCAAGACCATCAAGACCTGTACTGCGGGTCAAGTTTGCGGGTGCTAAAGAGGGTGGCGAATCTTCAGAGGATGGTGATTGCGGGTTCGTAGCTTTTATGGATGATGAAGAAAATATTATTCAGCTTGGGAATCCAGAAGTGCTTGACCTTGACGAATACAATAAGGCAGAAACGCTATCAAACAGGGTCTTTAGTGATCTAACAAATTGGAACACAAGCGGTGGTCATACTTGGCAAAACAGAGCGGTAACAGGTTCAGTAACAACCGGCAGCACTACAGACACATATTGGGCAAACGGCAGAGGGCAGACACAGACTTACGCAAAGCCATCATATGGTAGCGGTAGCGGTTGGCATGGTGCGGTGCTGTGGCAGAACACTACAGGTGCAGTAGATTTTGAGTTAGATCTGGTGCATAGGCTGTGCGCATACAGAACAAACGAAACAGGAACATTTGAGTGCGGTTTAAGAGATGCAAATGGCGTGATGGTTGCAGGGTTCGTTATAGACAAGACCGCAAACGGCACAACTGGCGTGGTGCAGTACATAGTTAATAACACCATAGTGGGCAGGGATAACATTGACCTATCCTACTACAACACGCATTTCGGCTATTGCAAGCGAGATCCTGTATATGTGACGCAGACATACAAGCAGAAAGTAGCGGTCAAGACCAAGAAGAAAAAGAAGAAAAAGTATGTGACAGTTACAACCTATAAGTGGGTGTCAAAGACCAGAAAGGTTCAGAGCGGTTGGAGATATACACAGAGCAACCTCAATTCAACTATCTGCAAGAGCGAGGACGAAATCACTTTCGATGTAGGAAACCTGCCGACAAGAAAGTACAAAGTACCTGCGGTGGCACAGATGGTTGCAACAGACCTATCTATGTATATGGGGACAAATGGAACTGCACTTAACACCAACATGGTTCATTCTGTAGTATTCAGAAGAGAAGCAGGTGTTATGTTTTCAGAACAGCCTAACGTATTCACAGCAGGTGATATTGTACAGGCAGATTGCAATGATGCAACAGTATACATCTATCGAGATGGTTCTATAGGTGGACACCTTGAACCGCAGTATGGTGCGCTTGGTAATAATTGGGAGTCATTCATGCTGACCAATGGAGTGAATGTAATAAGGGCAACATGGTCAGATTGGGTGAACCCAGACTACAAGCCACAGATAGAGATTGAGTACAATGAGGTGTACATATGATAATTTACTTTGCTGACAGGGAATTGACTATTCTTGGTCATGCATCGACAACCCTACCTGCCGGTTATCGGATAAGTGATGACCTAACTGTGGAGAGTGTTGAAACAGGGGTGAACACATTCCAATGTGCTATCTCATACACAGCAGAAACAAGGGCAGAACTTGAAGATGCTGTGCAGGTAGGGTGCTTCATCTTGAAACAATCGAATACAGGTGATGAAAGCAACATTTATGACTCCTTGTATCAAATAATAGAAACAGAGTTTGACACCAAAACGCAGGAAATCTCTCTATATGCAGAAGACGCAGGATTAGACCTTATCAACACCTTAAGCCCTGCGGTGACCTTGAGCGGTACTATTCAGCAGATGATGCGATATTTTCTGCCATCGGATTGGTCATTGAATCTGATAGATACGCCAACCACAACAAGGTCTTATACATGGGATGGAGAATCAACAGCCACAGAACGCCTTATGTCTGTGGCTAATTTATTTGGTTGCGAACTGTACTTTTCATTCGTCATAGATCGGTTACAGGTAGAAGCTAAAGTGCTGAATGTAACTGTAAAGCGTGGTGACCAAATAGCAATCCCACAGTTAAGGCTGAATTATGACTTGGATAGGATCTACACCAAGAAGTCCATAGCTGACCTTGTAACAGCATTCAGAGTTACAGGCGGTACGCCAGATGGTTCTGATACGCCCATCAATCTTAAGAACTACAACTACTCATACACAGACCCAACAACAGGTGATGTTTACCAAGTAGACAAAGCCACAGGTCAGATGCGAAATATAACCGCAATGGCAAGGTGGTCAAGCGTCCTTGACGCAGACGGATTGTGGGTAGGCTCTTTTGAATTTGACACCACAGATAAATCTGTGTTAGCCGGTCAAGCAAGAGCGCAACTGCAAAAGGAGTCGCAGGTAGCCGTTAACTATGAGGTGGATTTTGCAAAGCTACCAGAAGATGTGCAGATAGGTGACCGCATCAACATCATAGACGAACAAGGCGAACTGTATTTAGAAGCAAGGCTGTTGCAGATAGAAACCTGCGTAGCAGAGGACACCAAGAAAGCCATAATAGGTGAATACATATTAAGAGAAAGTGGCATCAGCGCAAAGGTAGCACAGCTTGCAAATGACTTTGCGAATCTGGCACAAGACCCTGCGTATACATTGCAGATAACATCGTCTAATGGTGATGTATTCATAACCACCACAGTAGCTACCACCTTGACAGCCCATGTATTCCTGTTTGGCACAGAGTTATCAACTGAAGCTGTAGCGAATATCGGCACGATCAAATGGTACAACCTAAATGACCTCAATACGCCTTTAGGTACAGGCATGACCTATACGATAACTGAAGAAATGGCTATAGACGCAATTAACGTAACTGCAAGATTGGAGAATTAAATGGCGGTAAAAGCACAAAGCACAATATCATTGGCAAGCGTGAAAACTGTCAACGATGCTTCACAGTATGCGCTACAGAAAGCAGAAGAAGCAGAAGCATCTGCAAATGATGCGAAAACTTCTGCGGATGAAGCGAATACGCAAGCTACATATGCCACATCATACGCCAACAACGCATTGAACCAACTGTCTGTTGTTGAGAATGTTGTAGGCGTTCTGGATCTGCTTTCAAAGCATGGCACATATTCAGAAATCACAGACACAGAAGCGGTAGCAGAGAATGGGAAGTGGTATTTCACAAGAAGTGGAACAGGCACAACGGCAGACCCGTACACATATTCTGTGGCTAATGTGAATGTAGGTGATTCGGTAACAGGCTATTACGAACTGACCGACATTGACCAAGCTGTGACCAATTATGTATCAAGCCACCTTGCGCTAACGGATGATGGCTTGTCACTACAACAGGATGGTAGCGATTACAGAATACTGATAAGCACAGATGGTCTGAAAATCATTGGTGCTAATGGTGCAACTGTAGCGTCATACGGAGCAGACACGATAATAGGCAATCAGACAGGATTCCATGTAAAGATAGATGGTACAGAACTTGGATTCTATCAAGGTGCGCAGAGAGTAGCGGACATCAATAACAACCAACTGTACATCACGCAATCGGTTGTACTTCAGCAGATGGATTTGGGCATACCTGTTGCTGATGGTGGTCTTGGTCAATGGTCTTGGAAAGTCCATGCCAATGGGCAGAATCCGAGCAGAAACAACTTGAACTTAAAGTGGATAGGATAAGGAGGTAAGCATGGCGGTAACATCTTGGAGCGATAGCGGTAGCACGGCATATGTAAACATTGGCAGTGCAAAAACCTTAACTGTAAGTGATGCAACCATACCTCTGTCATCGTTATTGCCAACGATCAGTTTAAAAGCTAACTCATCAGATGCTTATGGGAAAATACTTATTTCGGCAGACCTTGGGTATCTGTATGTTGGCGATAGGTGGGTAGACAATGGGTTCTTGTTAGGCGCAAAAACAAGTACAAGAGTAGCAAACAACACATATGCCACAGCGTCATGGGTAGATTATTCTTCAAAAACAATTGTAAACACAGCGGGCATCTTCACAGCGAATAACAGTACGCAGAAAACAGTTTCTCTTGTTCTAAAGATGTCATCTGCGCATATGGTAGTAGAGGATTCCTATGGCTTGTATTACATAGATAGTTCCACAGCAAAAAACTACGGCACTATGGCAACAGTAACTCTGAACGCACCACCGACATTTAATGTGTCTAATGTGTCATATGATACAAGCTATGTGTATGCAGGTCTGACCACAGCAAGTGTATCTGTATCGAGTCTATCAGCCAAATATGGCGGTACTATATCTGAAGTCAAGCTGACAATAGGTAATCAGACCGCAACGAGAACTAATAATGGCACACTGTCTATTCTTTTAGGGGCAGAGGGTACATTTACACCAACTGTCACAGTTACAGATTCGAGAGGACAAGTTACAACAAAGACTCTTGATGCAATCACGGTAAACGGCTACACAGCACCTGCGGTATCATTTAATGTTCAGAGATCACTTGTAAACGGAGTGCCTAATGATGAGGGAACTTATGGTGCTATCTCTGCTGATTTTACATTTACTGATGTCATTGCAAATTTAGCACAGCCAACTGTAGCGGTAGATGGCACAACAGCATCTGTAACATGGTACGCAAGCAGAGCAAGCGATGGCACTATGAGTGGTACTGTTGATTGGGCAACACTTTCATCACCTGCGACAGTATATGGCATTGTAGAAGCAACAAACATACAGACATCGTATCAAATTACTGTAACACCGAATGATTCCATATCAAGCGGTACGCCAATTACACAGACCCTTGCAAGCGCATTTTACACCATTGACTTCCTTGCAGGTGGTCATGGCATTGCGTTTGGTCAACCGGCAACAGAAGAGGGATTCTTCTGCAATATGGATGCACATTTCAAGGACAAGGCGAACCTTGTTAGAGCGTTATTTGATTTCATCCATCCTGTAGGTTCGTACTATGAAACCTCTGATACATCATTTGATCCTAACAACACATGGGGCGGTACTTGGATACTTGAAACCGCAGGGCAGGTTCATGTATCAGCAGGTACAGGGTATTCAGTAAGCGGTGCGCTGACAAATACAACAGATGGTGGTGCGACTACATCCGCTACAGGAAGTCATACTCTTACCGCTTCTGAAATACCTGCTCACACGCACGGGAGCAAAACGCTTACAGGCACAATTAATCTGAGGTATGGTGCTGTGACAGGCGGAGCTGGTGGAATAATTGACAGTACAGATACTACATGGTCTGGCTCACATGCGATTGTAAGCACGACGACTCAATCAAACCCTAAATACCACCATGTAACAGTAGCTGCAACTCACGAACATACTTCCGTGGGTGGTGGTGGCGGTCACAATCACGGCTCTGTATCGACCATGCAACCATATATCGTAGTTAACAGATGGCACAGGACAGCATAAGAAAGGCGCAGACATGACAGAAAAAAGAATTAAAACAACCCTCATGCTTTTTGGAGAAGCACTAGTCATTTGGTATGGGATGGGTACGCCTATCCCTACCAATGTAACGGACGGCATCAAGCTGATAGTGGCTCTTCTCGCCATCACTTATACAGGATGGAAGAATCACGACTTCACCATTGAGGGCGTTACCGGCACAACGATAACAAGAGAAATGAAAGCACTCAAAGACCACGAATGGGAAACAGTAGAAGAACCAACTGATTCATACATAGATGATGAAGACAACTATGAAGTGTTTGAGTATGGGGGTGAAGAGCATGGGGAAGAATAATGTAGAACTTCTTAAACTTGCACAGGCTCATCTTGGGCAGGGCGGTACGATATTCAACAGGTACTGCAATTCAAGCGGTGCATGGTGCTGTGCATTTGTAACATATATGTTTCATGAGGGCAATGACAGCCCTCTTTTTTATGGCGGTAAAAAGGTTGTTTACTGTCCAACTGCGATCAAATGGGCATCTGCAAATCTTGCAATGATACCTGCATATCTCGCACTCCCAATGGACATTGTGTTCTTTGATTGGAATCACAACGGACTCCCAGACCACATAGGCTTCATCAGAGAAAGAAAGAACTGTGATGAGGTCTACACGATTGAGGGCAACACCAATGGTGGTGTGGTAGCGCAGAAAACAAGACCTGTAGGTTACATACAGGGCATCTACAGACCTCACTTCCCTGCCAAGTTTGACACATCCAAACCATTAGAGATCGATGGGCTGTTTGGCTACAACTCAATAGCTATGCTTCAGAAAGCATTAGGCGGTCTTGATGTTGACGGCATCATGGGCAAGGCAACTGTGAAAAAACTGCAAGCATGGGCAGGTGTAGCACAGGATGGTGCATGGGCAACCAAAACGTCCAAAGCTATCCAGAAGAAACTTGGCGTGACCGCAGATGGTTACTTTGGCAAAGATTCTTGCAAGGCTCTTCAGAAGTGGTGCAACAAGCGGGTGTTTCCCCAACAGACGATAATTGACAAGGAGTTGAGTGCTTGTAAGACCCAATCAGCTTGGATGAAGAATGCCACATATAAGTGGGAATCAAATCCTACTATTGAAAAGTCCAAGAAGAAAGGTACTTGTGTTACGTATGTTGCCTGTGTTCTTCAGAGAATCGGCATCCTCAAAAGTGGTGAATACATCTGGCAGAACGGAAGAGGGTACGGCGACGGCAAAGTTTATGGAACTAATTCCAAAATGGCTGTTATTTATATGGGCAATAAAACCATATCCTCGCTCAAGAGCAGGCTGAAAACAGGAGACATAATCCTACTTGACGACAACAAGAGCGGGAAAAAAGGTAGTGGCGGTCACATCTTCATTCTTGCAGGATGGAGCGGTAACACTCCTCTTGTATGGGATAACGAAACCGCAAAGAAGGGACAGAAAGCGAGAACCTATAGTGGCTCAAGGAAAGTCCTTGCGGTAGTAAGATTAAAGTGAGGTAGATGGGGGTGGAAATCATGACAATAGCACAAACAATTCTTCTTGGTATCCTTGCTTCAAACGGACTATTTACGTTCATCCAATTCCTTATCAGCAGACACGATGCCAAGAAAGAAACACCAGAAAAGGTTATGCTGAAAGCACTTGGTGCTGACCGGCTTGGCGTACTCTTAAGGGATTGGATGCACTCTGACATAAGATTGGCTTCTGAATGGAAGACCATAGAAGACCTTTATGATGGGTATATAAAATTGGGCGGTAATTCCGAGATCAAGAAGCTATACGCAGAAGCAAAGGACATACCTACAACGGAGTAAGACATGGAAGAAAGAATAATAACATTTACTGCGGATGAGCAGGGATTAGTAAAAACAGGTGGCATATCGCATTATGCTTCAGACACCATTTCTTATATCAAAGCGGTATTCACTTTAGGTGAAAATTGGCAGGGGTTCGATGAGGTAAGAGCGGTATTCAAATCAAAATATGAATGTGTACCGGCTGTGCTTAACTCGCAGAATGAGTGCTATGTGCCTGTTGAAGTTTTACTGTACAAAGGCAAGGTAAGAGTGAACCTTGTAGGATCAATAGTGACCGAAACAGAAATAACAGACAGACTCACAACGTATTCTGTAGAAGCACTTGAGATAGATGAGGATGTGCCAATCTGTGGCAAGGAGTCACAGACCATCTCACCATCAGAATATGAGCAATTCGTAGCCAAAGTAGCCAATGATGCAAACAGAGCAGAACAGAGCGCAACAGACGCAAAGGCAGACGCAGACAGAGCAGAAGCGGGTGCTACGGCATCGGAATCGAGTGCAAACAGTGCGAGAACATCCGCTGATGAAGCAGAGGTGTCGGCAGAAAACGCATCCGAATCGGCATCTGCATCAGCTATCAGCGCAAGTGATTCGGCAAGGTCTGCAACGGCATCAGCAGAGTCAGCGCAGAACGCTTCAGAATCGGCTATAACAGCAGAAAATGCAAAGGACGATGCAGAGAGCGCAAGGGATAGAATACTGTCTATGAGGGCAACTGCAAGCACTCTCCCTGCGGGTTCAGATGCTACGGCATCGTATAGTGACGGGCTATTAAGTTTGGGCATCCCTAAAGGACAGCAGGGCGCAGATTATGTTCTGACCAGCGCAGACAAAATAGAAATTCGTGATGCAGTTTATGCGCTGATTCAATCAGCAGAGGGGAGTGATTATTAATGGGAATCAAAACAGTACAAGACACATCACTTACATCGGTAGCGAACGCTATCAGAGTTAAAGCA